TGAACACTTCGCGCCGAACATGGTGGAGGCTTTGAGCTCGGCCCTCGGTCATCGAGGTTGATCGGCACGTCGCGCGGGTCCTTCCTGCGGGGGGTGCCCACAACGGGTAACGCGCACCCTTGTTCATCGCTAGTAACCATCTGAAAAATTTGATGAAACGATCCTGTTTCCCGACGTTGGAAACGGAAACGTTTCGCGGAAACTCCCGCAGGAAAGAGGCGGGAGCCGCAGCGCTGCAACGCTGCAAGCCGCGTGGAGTTAGCACGCACGACCGACACCGGCCGGTTATCGGCCGCCCCGCCACCCGTACACGGGCGGGAGAAGTTCCCACGGTCCGTGCGTCATGGAAAGCGCCAGGCTTCGGCCGCCGTTCAGGACGGCACGCCTGCACCCGCGTCGGCAGATCGAGCGCATCGCGCGGTCTATCGAACGCTTCGGCTTCCTGGCGCCGATCGTGGTCAGTGCCGACGGCGAGATCATCGCCGGCGAGGCACGCTGGCTCGCCGCGCAGCAGCTCGGCCTGGTCGACGTGCCGGTGGTCGTCGCCGACCACCTGACACCTCGCCAGATCGAAGCCTACCGCATCGCCGACAACCGCTTGGCTGAAGACGGCGAGTGGGACGAGGCGATCCTGGCCGCAGTCTACCGCGACCTCGAGCTCGAGCTCGCGCCCGAGGACATCCGGGCGATCGGCTTCACGGCCACCGAGATCGACAACCTGCTTGCCTTCGGGTTGCCCGACCCTGCGGCGAATGAGGACCGCAACCAGGTCGCCAAACCGCCGCCGGTCACGCGGTCCGGAGATCTCTGGCTGCTCGGCGCGCATCGCCTGCGTTGCGGCAGCTCGACCGACCGCGACGACGTCGAGCGGCTGCTCGCGGGCCGCCGGCCGCACCTGATGGTCACCGACCCGCCCTACGGCGTCGAATATGACCCCTCGTTCCGCAACGAGACGATCAACCGCGGCAAGGAATCGGCCCGCGTCGGTGAGGTCCTCAACGACGACCGCGCCGACTGGCGCGAGGCCTGGGAGCTTTTTCCGGGCGACGTCGCGTACATCTGGCACGCGGCGACCAAGGCCTTCGAGGTCGAGGCCTCGCTGCGCGCCTCCGGCTTCGAGACGCGCGCCGTCATCATCTGGGCCAAGCCCAACTTCGCGATCGGCCGCGGCCACTACCACTGGCAGCACGAGCCGGCGCTCTACGCGGTGCGCAAGGGCGGCACGGGCCACTGGCAGGGCGCCCGCGACCAGGCGACGGTATGGAACATTGTGCCGAGCGGCCTCGAGGACCTCGCGACTGTGCACGGCACGCAGAAGCCGGTCGAGTGCATGCGCCGGCCGATGCTCAACAATTCAGGTCGCGGCGAGCTGGTCTACGAGCCGTTCGGCGGTTCGGGTTCCAGCATCATCGCCGCCGAGACTGTCGAGCGCCGCTGCTGCGCCATGGAACTCAGCGAGGAATACTGCGACGTGATCGTGCGCCGATGGCAGGCCTTTACCGGCCGCGACGCGACGCTCGAGGCGAGCGGCGAGACCTTCAACCAGGTAGCCTCATGGCGTTCGTCGGCATTTCCGAGCTCGCCCGCCAGCTGAAGGTCGGCAAGGGCACGCTGAGCAAGCAGGCGGCGGCGGGAAAGCTCCCGATCGCCGACCGCGACGGCAACGGCCATCCGCTGTTCGACATCGAGGCCGTGCGCCAGGCACGCGAGCAGAATCTGAACCCGCTGATGAAGCGGACCAAGGAAATAACCCCGCCCGCCGCCGGGGCCGACGATGTGATGGTCGGGCCCGGCACTGCAGGGGACGGTCTCCCCGAACGCCGTTCGGTGGGTCCGCGCCCGCCCTCGGCGCTGGTCGAGCAGCAGAAACTCGAGAAGCAACTCAAGAACCGGCGCCTGTTCCGCCAGATCGGCGAGGACGAGGGCCTGTTCATCCTCCGCCGCGAGGCCGAGGAAACCAGCACCACCATGGCGCGGCAGACCCGCGACGGCGTGACCGCCCAGCTCGCTGACTTCGCCAGCAAGCTTTACGCCTTCGTCGGCCAGCAGGCGCGCAGCGAGGCCGAGCTCAGGGTGTGGCTCGCCGAGCACGCCGGCGCCGCCTTCGATGAAGTCGAGAAGGCGATCGCGACCGAACAGGGCGATGAGTTTGACAATGATGGAAGCGAGTCACCCGACACCGGCGTCGAGCCTGGCACGGCTGCGGCCGCCTGAGCTGCGCAAGCTGCTGCCGGGATTGAGCTCGGCGCGCGTCACGGTGCGCAACGCCTGGCGCCGCGGCCTGCGCCGCGATGCGCCGGCCAAGCCCTCGGAATGGGCCGAGAAGTATCGCGTCGTGGCCGAGGGCACCTCGAACCATCCCGGCAAGTGGCACAACAGCCGCACGCCGTTCCTGGTCGAAATTATGGACTGCATGGCGCCGACCCACTGGGCGCGACGCGTCACGTTCATGAAGAGCGCGCAGGTCTCGGGTTCGGAGGGCATCTCCAACATCCTGTGCTGGATCATCGACCAGGCGCCGGGCCCGGTGCTGGTCGTGCATCCGACGATCGAGGCCGCGCGCGACTGGACGGTCGAGAAGTTCGAGCCGACGATCGAGGCGACGAAGCGAATCGGCCGCAAGATCCGCAACGTCGTCATCCGCGGGCGCGACGGCAGCACGCTGAAGCGCAAGCTCTTTCCGGGCGGCTCGGTCGTTCTTACCGGCGCCAATTCAGCGGCCGGCCTGCGCCAGAAGTCTGTGAAGACCGTCATCCTCGACGACATGGACGAATTCCCGTCCGACGTCGGCGGCCAGGGCGATCCGGTGCGCATGGCGCGCGCGCGCAAGACCAGCTTCGAACGCTCCGGCCAGGACAAGGAGCTCGATGTCTCGACGCCGACCGTCAAATCGGTATCGCGCATCGCCAAGCAGTACGAAGCCGGCACGCAGGGCCGCTGGCACGTGCCGTGTCCTCACTGCGGCAGCGAGCAGGTCCTGAAGTGGGGTGGCAAGGACAAGCCCTTCGGCATCAAGTTCAACCCGGTCCCGCCGTACCACGCCCACTATGTCTGCGAGGCGAACGGCTGCGTCATCGAACATTGGCAGCTCGACGGCATGAACGCCCGCGGCCGCTGGATTCATGCCATGCCGTTGCCCGGCCGCGAGCCGAGCTATCACATCAGCGCGCTCAACAGCCCCTTCACCACCTGGGACCATATGGTCGGCAAGTGGATGGAGGCGCAGGGCAATCCGGCCGAGCTCAAGACCTTCATCAACCTCGAGCTCGGCGAACCGTGGGACGAGGCGGCCGATCGGCCGAAGGCGAAGGACCTGGTCGAGCGGCGCGAGACCTGGGAGCAGGGGACGTGCCCGGCCGGTGTGCTGATCTCCACGCTCGGCGCCGACGTCCAGGGCGACGGCATCTGGTACACGATCGTCGGATGGGGTCGCGACCGTCAGTCGTGGAACCTCGAGAAGGGGTTTCTCGCCGGCGATCCCGGCACGCTCAGCGCCGAATGCTGGCTGCGCCTGGCCGAGATTCAGAAAAAGACTTTCCGCGACCCGCTCGGCGTCGAGCATCCGATCGATGCGTTCGCCATCGATGCCAACTACCAGACCGACGTCGTCGCCGAATGGTGCAAGAAGGCGCCAGGCCGCTATCCGGTGCGTGGCGAGGAGGGCTGGAAGATGCCGGCGTGGCTCGGCCGGCCGAGCGCGCGCGAATATTCCGAGCGCGGCAAGGCGCGCCGCCGGGGGCCCAAGACCTTCCCGGTCGGCACCTGGACGCTGAAGCAGCGCTTCTACGCCCAGCTCAAGCTCGTGAAGGCGCCCGACGCGGTCGAATATCCGGCGGCCTACTGTCACTTCAGCCAGGACTGGACCGAGGACGACTTCACCCAGCTGCTGTCGGAGATCTTCGTAACGCGCCGCGACCGCAAGACCGGCAAGGTCCGTTCGGGCTGGCACGTCGTCGAGGACGACAACCATCTGCTCGATGCCCGCATCTACGCCGAGGCGATCGCCGAGAAGGAAGGCCTCAGCAAGAAATCACCGGCGGAATGGGACTGGCTCGAACGCTACTGGCTGCGCAAGGCCTCCGAGCAGCGCACGCTGTTCGATGTGCCCGAGCAGCCGGATCCGGCGCCACCGCCGGCGATGCCGCTCGACGCCCCGAACGCCGTTCGGCCGCCGCGTCCGGTGTTCCGCATCGACCTCTAGGAGCGAAGCATGGCGACGACCGACCAGCTCACCGCCTGGCTGGCCGAAGCCGAGCAGGCCCTGCACGAGCTCAACATCGGCCGCCGGGCTGTGTCGATCTCGAGCTCGAGCGGCAAATCGGTGAGCTTCACCGCGGCCGACGTCGGCAAGCTGCAGACCTACATCGACTCGCTGCGGCGCCAGCTCGGTATCAAGCCGACGGTGCTGCCACTCAGGTTCAGGATCGGGTGAGACAATGGGCGTTCCTTCGCTTGTCGCACCCGACGGCACGCCACTGCGCGCGGTCGCGCCGGGCCTCGGCCGCCGCGCCGAACACTTCCGGGCGATCCAGCCCGCCTTCCGCGGCGCCGATCCGATCAGCCAGGAGCTCGGTGGCTGGCATCCGTCGCTGACGTCGCCCGCCGGCGAGACGTGGGGCGAGCGCGACCCTCTGGTCGCCCGCATCCAGGACATCACGCGCAACAACGGCTTCGCCGCCGGCGCGCAGCAGACGCTCGTCGACTCGGTGATCGGCGCCAAATGGCGCCTGAGCGCCCGGCCGAATTGGCGATCGCTGGGGATCGACTTCAAGGCGGCGCGCGCCTGGGCGACGATGGTGGCCGCCAAGTGGCGATCCTATGCCGAGGACCCCGGCTGCTGGATCGACGCCGAGCGACGCCAGCGCTTCGGCGGCCTGCTGGCGACGCAATTCAACACCTGGTTCCTCGCGGGCGAGCATCTGTCGATCGGCAAGTGGATCCCCGAGCGAATCGGCCCGGGCCGCGCGCGCTACGCCACCGCGGTGCAGCTGATCGACCCGGACCGCCTCAGCAACCCCTACATGGGGCCCGAGCTGCCGAACCGGCGCCAGGGCGTCGAGCTCGCCGAGTTCGGCGAGCCCGTCGGCTACCATATCCGCGATGCCCATCCGGGCGACTGGCCGCTCGCCGCGGCGTCGGTCACCTGGTCGTACATCCCCCGCGAGACGGCATGGGGCCGTCCGGTCGGCATTCACGGCTTCGAGGTCAAGCGCGCCGGCCAGGTGCGCGGCAAACCCATGGCGGCGTCGATCGTCGAGGCGCTCCGCCTGCAGGACGTCGTGGAGCGTGGCACCGCGGCGCAATCGGTGCTGAACGCGCTCTACGCCACCACGCTCGAGACCGAGTATGGCGGCATGGATCCCGAGCTCGTCGAGCAGATCTTCGGCAAGGACCCGCAGACGCAGGCGATCCTGCCGCCCAACGTCGACATGACGTTCCGCGGCGTCAAGGTGCCGGTCATGCCGCCGGGCGTGCGGCTCAGTTTCAAGCAGCCGGCGAATCCGGCCGCCGCGCAGTTCGCGCAGTTCGAGGAATCGGTCCTGCGCCGCGTCGCGGCGGGCGTCGGGCTCAGCTACGAGCAGGTCAGCCGCGACTACACGCGCACGAATTACTCGAGCTCGCGCGCATCGTTCGCCGAAGCCTGGAAGTTCATGACTGGCCGCTCGTCCTTCATGGCGAACAGCTGCGCCGATATCTGGTACGCGATGTGGCTCGAGGAAGCGATCGACACCGGCGAGGTCGAGCTGCCCAAGGGCGCGCCCGATTTCTACGAGGCGCGCGCCGACTGGACTGCCTGCCGCTGGATCGGTCCGGGCAAGGGCTACGTCGACGAAAGCAAGGAAACCCAGGCTTCGGTCATGAAGGTCGATGCCAACCTGTCGACCCTCGAGGAAGAGGCGGCCGAGCAGGGCGGCGATTGGCTCGAGATCGCCGAGCAGCGTGCCTACGAGCATGGCGAGCTCAAGGAGCTCGGCCTCGAGAACGAGTCGGCCAAGGTCTATCTGGCCAACACGCAATCGATCACGAAGGAAGACCAAGGCCGCCAGCCGGCGCCGGCAGGGGGCGAATGATGCTCTATCCACACATTGCCGCGCGGGCTTTCATGAAGCCGCTGCTGCTCGAGCCGCGCGCCGGCCTGTCGTTTCTCACCACGCTGGCCGGCCTGCTGGCGCGTGCTGACTTGGCCGATCGGCGCCCGCGGCCGATGGCTTTCGACGATGACCGCGAGCCGCCGCCTCGCCTGGCCTCGCTGCCGCTCG